CCTTCTACGAAAAAAGGAACTTCTGACAAACCAGTATACTTATTTGAAATCGGTGATACGGTGTCGGTAATAACTAATCTATCTACTTCACCACCCTCAAGCGCTGTTTGAATGTTATTTGTATCAGGAAATGGTAAGTGTGTAGTAGAATTAAATTTACGTAAAAGAGAACCTTCGTATTTAATTAATAGTTTCCAACGATATCCATCTGACGTAGTAAAAATATCATTTCTATCTTCTCTTGGCTCAACTATTGATTGAGCGCCATTATTATTTGATATAACTTTATAAACTCTTTCGTCTTGTGTTAAAACATAATATGGCTTAGAAGTTCCAGCTCCAAATGCAGTAGTATCAACACGATTAGAATATTGATTATAACGTGTTCCACTTGACCATGTATATTTTTTAAATGCTCTACGAACTTCTGATGGAAAAACTTTTCTCATCGCCGTAATTGTTTTTCTTGTGTCCTCTTCATCAAGTAATGAATTCGTAGGCGTAGGAACAGTATCACTATTAGGAAACTCATTTGGTCTGCCATAAAAGACATATAATTTCTTTGTACCATTTCCAATGGCTTGTTCGAAATCATTCAATAAGTCATAACGAACTTCTTGTTTTAATAAAGCTTTATTGACTAAAACGCTTAAAGCAGTATCGCTTGTGGCACTTGAAATTGATATACCCATACTTATATTTATCCAGTTGTTACGATTGTTGGTTCAAGATAATCTTCAAAAAAGTAAACACGATTATCATCTGAGGCTATTGGCCTTTGTACGTATTGTGTAATCTCGGAAGGTGAACTACTTAAATCACTTCCTACATTATTGACACATACTCGGTGTGGAATAGTTATTATTTCTGCATTAGGCGCTATACCCACAGTATCTAGTCGTGAAATTCCATATCCAACATTAAGTGATCTTTCAATTTCGTTGGAATCAATATTCTTTACAAGATTATTAAATAGTTTTTCACCTGCAGGGTGTAATAGCTCTTCATAGAAATCGCGATAATCACTTAATGGTATATCAAGTTGTAATTCATAAGAAAATTTCTGATAGAAATTAGAATCCTGTAAAACAATATCAGCGGATAATCTACCTCTTTCATCTATGTATTCGCCATCTGATTCTATTAGATTTGCAAAATTGAAACTAAATTCTGCATTCACACCATTTGTTGAATTGAACGTGAGTCTAGGTCTTAAAATACCACTATTAGAAGTAGATACTAAGAAAGGAACACTTGCCTCGATTGATGGGTCTGATAAGCCATTGTTTAAATAATCTTCAAATAAATAATTTGGATTTGAAGATTCGTCGAATCCAAAATAACTTACTGTATGATTAGGGCTATTATTTGATGGGCAATTATCACTATCAATTCTTGTAGCAAATGCAGCACCTCTTACTGTGGTTTTTAAAAATTCATTACCGAATAACGTATCATCAGATGCTGTTCTATCTGTTACTAGTGTGGTACCATCACTTAACCTTTGAACCCTCTCGAAATCTTTAGTAAAATAATCTGTGGTTTGATTTGTAGAATTACCTGCGCCGTAGTCTAAGATTTTAACTTTACTAATTACACCTCCAGTATTAACACCCGCAACTTCTCCTAAAAAACTAGCATTACTAAATCCTGCTAAAAAGAATTGGTCACCAACTTCATAACCCGTTCCGCCTCTTACAATATTGAATGAAGATAGCGTACGATATATTTTGCCATAGACATTACCGTCTATGTCTTTAACGTCAAGTATAGTATCAAAATTACCTTCAATACTTCCTGGTTCTAATTCAAGCGTAAAGATTTCTTCATCATACGTTTTCTTTGAAACAGCAGATACGAATCCTTTTGCAATAACTCTTCCAGCAGCATCGACTTGACGTATTGTTTTACCATCTAAAGTTAACGGGTCATTTCCGGTTGTTGAATACAAACGAACGAATTCACTTGTTCTAAAATCACCACTAGACGGTATTAGAACCTGATTCCACGGCTCGAATAATTTAACTTCCTTATTAAAGAATAATCGGAAGAAAGCGTTTAACATCTTCTTATTACCACGAACTTCGTAATAATTAACTAAACGTTTAATTAAAAACTTTCTTGTAACTACATTTGATGTTGGTATATTTTTTGCAACTTCAAATGCCAACTCTTCAATGAATTGAGTTTGCGTAACTCTATCAAGGTCTCTGTTCTTTGCAAGATTCTGAATTAATGATGATGCAACGTCAATATACGTAGAGTCTTGAGCAGATATTGCAATATCATTTTCTCCTATATAATATTCACTTAAAAATTTTACGAGCTCAGCACTACCTTCACGCAATTGTTGAGGTATCAATGAATCAACACGAGTCGATTCGTGATTATGATAAAAATCAGTCATTTTCTATAATTGAATTGCCTTCTGTAAATTCAGCACCAGTTTCTACGTAAACATTTACTTTATCGGTGTCGATTGAGAGCAATTGTTCTTTTGAACTTGGAACATCATAGGAATCAGGTTTTGCATTAATCTCAATTGTAGTAGTTACATCTGCAGGTAATGCGTTAATCTGTAGCAAACCAGTATTTGGATAAAGGAATCCAACATCGTAATCTGAAATTATTTTTTTATTCGCACTTGATAATCTATAAAGTCTTAATTTTCTTTTATCAGTATCACCATCAATCGCCACATCATCTAAGAAATAATTAACACCACTAATTATCCAAGATGTAGTTGAAATGAATGGTTCTTCTTGGTCTATCTCTCCTAGTAATTTAAATCCAAAAGAAATTTCTGATGAAAGAGTGTTATTGGCTTGTACAACAAAATTCTTGTAACAAGAAACCTGAGCTAATGAATTAAGTATTGATGTATCACTTGTATCAATCTTATTTAAAAATTTAGAATATCTAAATACATTTTCAAACACTTCGAATGAATTATTAAAATCTGAGATTGCCTCTCGTACAGTTGTTTCAATCTGTGCAGGTGATTTAGACGTAGCGTTATTATTGTATTTTACAAATACGTTAAAATATAAGAATGTAAAATCAGCATCTACGATTTCTGTTGTAATTGCAAGGATTCTTTTATTATCTAAATGTTCTAAAATATCTTTCTTTTGCTTTGCAGTTAAAAACAATTCGCCACCCGTAGGTTTAATCGCAATGAACACTTTACCATACTGCGGTGGACTCTTTTCTTGTCCACCAAACACAGAAATATCTTGAATCAACGTACTAAATTTATCATTAATAATTGCTTCATAATCTTTTTTAGTGACTGCTCGATTTTTAGAGATAAAGGATAATGGTGCATTGAATTTAATAGCATCAATGCTATCTCTTTCCGTTCCACCCGCTGATTTAGAGATAGTTGTTATTACTGTTGGGTCATTAAGGGCAAATGAGGAACCAAACGTACCAAGAGAAAATACATTTATGCCATTTGCGTCGTCTCCTGTTGTAGATACAAATTCGCATATAATAATTGAACCAACAGTAGGTTTTGCACCTAATACATTGTTACCAAATTCTATTTGATAATTACCATTAAAGTTTTCTTGAATATAAAATATCTTAGATGTATTAGTGACATCATCACCTATTTGAAATTGCGTATATGTATCAGCCGCAGAATCTGCAATCGATTCATTTTCTTTTACTTTTACAACAAGCGTATCTTTATCAATATTTTTATCTGAAATAATAAACTGTTGATTTGTCAAATCATTAAATACAAATCTTTGTGTTTTATTCTGACCTTCTCTGATTGCAAGATTATTGAATGTATATTTTCCATTGACCGGCGTCTGAGCGGCCGAATCACTTGGTGTTCTGAACGTATATGTGACACCGTCCACCTTGCCCGTGAACGTTGTATTTTCAGGTATGGTTTGTGAAGATGTTAAACCGCCAGCATTAAATTCTAATTTCAATTCTGCAGTAGAAGCTGTTCTACTCTTAGGAACAAATCCAATTAACTTAGCATGAGATACAACGTTAGAACGAATCTGAGAAGAATCTAAGAAAGACTCATTGACTGCCATGTGTGCATTCACCGCATTATAATGTGTATTATATGCAAGGATGTCTAGTATCTGATTCAGGCCAGAACCATCAAAGTCTAAATCTTTGAAAGGCGAATCCTGCCTTTTGAAAAAGGTTTTTATATTAGTTTTGATTTTATCAAAATCAAGCTCTGTTGTTTTTAATTGTTTTGCCATTATCGTAATCTCTCAAGTGCAAATGAAATTTCTTCTCTATTTGATGAAAAGTCTACATTAAATCCTATTGTAACATCGAATGTATTTCTATCAATATCCGCGCTTACTTTTACTTTTGTGCTTCTTACTCTTGGTTCGTTTCGTGATATAGTTCTTAATATTTCTTCTTCCAATGAAAACGCTGTAAAAGGTGTAAGTGGTTCAAATAAATAACGTGTAACATTTCCGCCAATACTTAGTTGAAATGGTCTTTCACCTTGATTTGTAAGAATAATATTTTTAATTGATTGTTTTACCGCATCTAAATCATTTAGTGGTCGAATATCTTTTTTGACTGGATGCTCTTTAAATGCTAATGGCACATCAGAATATACCTTTCTAAAAGCAACGTTTGATGCGCTTGGTCTTCTTGTATTTGAATCTGATAAACCGGCCATGTTATTACTATTTATATCAATTTAGGAAGATATTTGGTGCAGTAGTTACCTGATTACCAAGATATGTTTCACGAACACCGAGAGGCCCAACAAATTGAGTTAGCGGGCCCGCTAAAATAGTTTCTATTTTTGCAACTCCAATAGTAGATATTACACTACCCGAAACATCTATATGCCAATCACCGGATATCTTAGTTCTACATCCACCTTCGATAGTTAGATTGCAACCGCCCTTAATATAAACATTATCACCTTCAGCAATTACTTTATATCTTTTTCCTGTTATAACCTGTGTCTCTGAACCATCTGGTGTTATTTCAGTATATGTACCTGTGCGGTGCATTTGAGAAATTCTTTCTTTCCCAGGTGATACGTCAAACTCAACAGTATGAGCATTCTCTACGTCGTCAGATGCTTTCTCATAAGAAATAACGTGATTCTTAGGATATTGCGGACCTATAACATCATCAATAGGTGGAAAAGACCAAACTCCTCCAATATTAAAGTTCGCGGTTGATACACCATCATATTCTTCTCTTAATTCCGCTTTCTTTGTATAAGAGAATGAATTTTTATAAGCTTCTTCTAAAGATTTAGCAGCCAAAGGAGTATCTGCAACTCCGCATTTGGCTTCTACAGGATATCTTTGATTAGGGTCTGTGAATCCTTTCTCATAACTTTCTGGTCTAGTAGAAATTGCAGGAATACTACCCATTATAACAGGGTCTTGAGCATTTGGTCCATCGCGAAAGAATCCTATAACCCAAGAGCCTTCAAGTAATCCTGTAGCCGATTGACCAACTTCTGTCATTGAAGCAGATGTGACCGGAAGCATTGGAGTAGCCCAAGGTAATTCTGCAGTAGGTAGCTCTACTTTGTTTGCATTATGATAGCCATAACACCTTACACGAATTCTACCCATTTCTTTTGGATCATTGATATCTTCAATGACTCCAGTAAACCATGCAAAAGTTTGTCCTATAAAATTTTCCATTATAAATTGATTGATAGCGAGTCTTTCTTAACTCGTATATTTGTAAAGTATTCTCCATCTTCTAAAACGTGTGAAGCTGATACAATTAAATATTTACCACTTAGATTTTGGTCAAACTTATCAGATGGGTCTGAGTTAAATAATTTATTCCTTTTTTCTTGCGGGTCCATTACTTTTGGAAATTTAAGTTCAACCACTCTTCCAGCATTTAGAAAACTATCACCAAAGAGTTGAATATCATGCATTACGAACTCAAGGTTCTCAGTAAAAGATTTTACAACATGTCCGTTCTCTTTTCTTAAATTGTTATTATTTTTAGTTTCACCATCGTATGCAAATTCATTCGTTGAAATATATTCACAATGAGCTTGAAATGTTTGAGAATAATCAATCTCCGCGGATTTAGAAAGAGGTGTTTTCTTATTTAAAGTTTTATCTAAAGGAAAATTATCAAAAGTAAAATCTAATTTAGTATATGTTTTGTTTCCGTAATCCAAATAATTATTTTCAGAAGCATAAGCGCCATTCTTTGAATTAAAGACTTTTCCAAGTTTTAACTGAGAAGAAACATTTACCATTCTAGTTGCACGTTCAACAAAATCATCTTGAGATAAAGGCTCTGATGTAAATTCTTTACCGTCATAATATGTACTATAAATTGATTCTGAAACCAAATCAGATTGCGCAGCGATCACGGTTTTACCCGTCAATCTTTGAAATACATAGAAAGATGAACCAACATCGTTATAAGTATTTTTTCTAAAATGTTCAACTGCTTGTAAAGGATGTTGCCACCTAAGAACACCTCTTGAACGTGATATAGAAGAACCAATCTCTTCTATATCTGTTACGCCTAAATCAACTTCATATATCTTTTTAATTTCTTCAACTGTGTTATTATTATAAAATCGTGATATTTTAAATGCCTTGTCTAAAATCGCAAAAGAAGAAACTGCTGATATTTCATAAGTTTGAATATTTTCATTATTACCACGTTGATATCTTGGAAATTCTGCAAGAGTTAAATTAAGTTTTATTTCTTCTTCATCAGTAAGATTTTCACGTAATTCACGTATGAGTACAAATTCAATTTTTTCTTGTCCAATCAATTGCAAATCGTCAATTGTGTCATTACTATCTACTATAGTAAAATTAACAATAATACTAGTACTGTGAATACTTTCTGAAATAGAGAACTTACTTACAATTGGCGAAAGGTCAAACACCTGACCTTTATGATTTGTAAGTTCTACTGACTTAAGATTTATCGCCGATGGAACAAAAGCTTTATTTCCACCTGGTGCGAAATTTTTTGGTAAACTATTCATTCAATAATTCTTTATATCTGTCAACAAATTCATTAATTAAGCCTGGTCGAATAACTTTAATTGATGAACGTTCTTCATTCTCATCTTCGTGATACTTCTGATAAGAAGTAAAATCTGTTGTTCTAATTATATCACCAGTAGTTGAACTAAAAGAATTGTAAGAATAAGGTGCGTTCTGCGCATAAGCCCAACCATCTAATGCTGTTAATACAGTTGGTGAATCAGCATGGCCAGTAATTTCAAAATTTTCTGCTTCAACATTATTTAAAATTGTATGATTTCCTTTTAGCCAAATCTGCTGTCTTGTTTCATCTATTTTATGTATCTTAATACCTGATGTTGAACCTAATGTAAGTGTCTGTGATAATACATTTTGTATATTACATATTCTTCTAAGTGTAGAAGAATCGACAGCAAGAACAGAATACTTTCCATATTCATTATCAATAAAGGTTTCGAGCTCACCAAAACCTTTTGGCCATGAATTATAGCCTTCCTTTAAGAAATCGTTACATATAAAAAACGTCCAATAAAAATCACTAGAATCATATAATCGAAAAGACATTTGGTCCGGTCTTTCACCATCTTCTATTCTTTCAAACTTATAATTCAAAAAACCATCAAGTTGCTTTTCGTTTACATCTACATTACGAAATATATCTGTAATCGTTCTAAGATTTGAATCATTTAACAAATCATATTCCGTTTGTGGAAATTTTCTAAAAAAGCTCATCGTTTAAAAAGTGTGTTAAAGGCCCGTATAGAAGGCGGAAGAGTTTGCTGAGGAACCTGTGGCGGATTAAAATCACCCTCTTGGTCAATAGTATTTTCAAGTTCATCTATATCATTTCGATTCAACGCTCTTGTTTCTTGATATGTAATAGATAAGTCTATTTCATTTGGTGCACCACCTTTAAAAAATATATTAGAATTTGGATTGTAATTGGTTTCAACTGATGTCAAATAGCAAGTACTAATTTTAGGCATAAATTTATTCTCACTAAATCCGCCTCCAGTTGATGTAGTTAAAAATTTAATTTTCCAAATCGGAGGATACGTAAGTATTAATCCAGCTGGCTCTGCTACATTGCTTGTATTATTTAATGCAGCATAAGATAATCCTTTAAATCTACGAATAATTT